TCAATAACCGCAGTATTTATGGTACAACTCCTCCAATTCCTTACCGAACATATTGGTGTAAACCATTGAAGACTGTAATGACGAATGTCCTAGGATACTTGAGATCGTGGAATTGTTGGCGCCCTTGCCCGCTAGTTCGTGGCCTTTGTGGTGCCGGAAGGAATGAGCGTTTTGATAGGGTATGCCCGCACGATTGGAATACCGCCGCAGAAATTCTCCTACCCCCTTAATCTGCAGCCTCCGGCCCTGCGTGTCGTGTATTGATCCGCAAATTGATATAAATAAAGCGTTGGGTTCCCTAAATGTAATTGTGCGTTTCAGATATTCCCTCTTTTCCAGCCAGTGTTTTAAATTTTCATTCGTGCTTTCGGTCCAAAACAATTCCCGAAACGGCCTCCTACCCTGCGATTTCTCGGTGCGCACAATCGCTCTACAATAACCTGTATCGAGGTTATCGGTGTTTAGCGATACAATTTCCCCATTACGCGCGCCCGTGTCCCACAGCATCGTTATAAACGCAAGATTGCGGATGTGCCGGGGATCGTTGTTTCTGGGGATTATACTTAATAGTTTTTGGTAATTATCTTCGGTAATTATCCGCGGCATTGTGTACTTCTGCTTCGGGACCGGGATTAATTTCGGATTAAACGAGGCCCAGCCCTGTAATTGGGCGAAATCAAAGAATTTTTTTAACGACATCGTAATAGGCAAAAAGGTGTTTTCATTCCAACCCAGTTCGTATTTGCCGTTTAGGTACTCCATTACATCTTTAAACATTATGTTTTCAATTTCAGGGTTACGCAAAAACAGGCAGAAAGTACGCAATTCTCGATCATATCCCTTTACCGTACTTGCCTTAACCTTAAACTCTCTCCAGTTTTTAAATTCCTCAATTGCTTCTTTTAGTTTCATTGTCGTATAACATAAAGCCCCCGGCTCTTGCGGAGTCCGGAGGCACATTAATTATATAATATTTTCCTCTAAAAGTCAGGACAAAAAACGCCCGACTTAATCCGCAAGATTTTTTGAGCTTGTTTAACTGGTGTAAGCCCATTAACACCTTTCTCCTTCCTGCCTAATTTAAAAAACAGAACTTTGTAGCTTAATAGATAACTACTTTTTATGCAAGTGACTGTTTAGTGGATTAGTTGTGGAAAAGTAATCTTGCATATTTACATCCGTTGAGATATGTTTTATTATTAATTCAGCTAAAATAACGAAATAAAGGAAAATATATATGTTTAATTTATTTAAACGTATCTTTATGCCCCAGGATCCTGAGGCTTTTATTGCGTATTTAAGCAAATTGCCTTCTAGTATCCAAGTAAAGTGGATTCGTGACGGTAAATTTATTATTGGCTGGATAAGCGCGGATGATAATGAATTTATGACTCAGGGAAAAAACGCCGAAGAGTTTATCGAAATGGTAAACGATGCGGTGTATACGGCATACGAGATTCCCGATAATTACGTTACGGTTATTAATAAATATAAAGCATACAAGCCGCCTATAGAAGAAATGAAAAAATTGAAAGACGGTAGTGTTAGTAAAGCGAATTTCAACGCAAAAAAAGAGGTGGCTATCGCCTGAAATAATATGGGTAACTTCGCCAATGTTAAACACAAAAGATTAATCAGGTTTTTAAAAAGTCTGTCGGGTCTAGAGTTATGTTCTGGAGGTAAACATTGCAAAGTAAAAATCATCTGTACTGGTAAAGTCTTCACGGTACCCACAATTCACGGAGGTGTTGATAAGCACATTGTTTCAGATCTTTGTAATCTTTTGATCAAAAATGAAATTTGCACTGAAGAACAATTTAGAAAAGGAATTTAAATGGAAGAAAAAACTAAAAGAGGGATTTTAGCGGTTTTATTTGTAGCGCTATTAATCGCGGGCATCTGTTATTGGAATTGGTATCATACTAGAATTTCGCCAAATACACCCCAAACAAGCCGCATAGATTGCCCAGAAAATAAACCAATTAAGGGAAATGCCCAGTCGGGTATTTATCATACTCCGGGAAGCCAATATTACGCTCAAACAAAACCTGAGAGATGTTTTGTGACGATAGCAGACGCCGTTGATGCTGGCTACAGGGAAAGCAAGTAAAACCATTAATAATTTAAAAATGGAAGAAGAGGTTAAACTAAAAAATAAACGGTCGTTTCTAAAAAGCCCGTGGCTGTTACTAATAGTGTTTATCGTTGCTTATGGGTATACCGGATTTGCCGCTATTATGCTTAAAATTTTAGGTGATAATTACACCCTCTTGTTGGTTAGCATTGGAATGGGATTAGATTGCGCGGCAGCAACCTTAATGCTTATTTGGTTTGTTGTTTTTATTATCAGGTTAATTAAAAAATTAATAAAAAGTAATGGAAGAACAAAAAATAAAAAAGAGTAAAAAGGGGCTTTTACTTCCTCTATTGGTAGTGGTATTAATTGTTGGCGGTCTTTTTTATTGGTTTGAATACCGGCCGATGATGGACAGGAAAAATTGTATAAAAACAGCAATAAAATATTACGATACCACTCACCCGTATAACAATTTAAGCTATCTTGATGAAATCCGTTTGCGCAGAGATGCGGTATTATCTAATCAATCACCGCCAGCCGCTACTTCCACCCAGAGCGCCAATACCTACAATATTGACGATTACAAATCCTGCCTAAGATCAAAGGGATACCGGTATTAATTTTACAATTAAAAAAACCGCTGCCTTCGTGCGGTTTTTTAATATTTAATTATTCCTGCTGATTGCGTATCGCGTTATCGTCAGTGGTACGATTCAACGCAATGTACTTGCTTAAAAACTTCACGATTGGCAGCCAGATGTTGTCATCTTTTAATGTTGGTGTCAGCCTTACAATTATCGAAACGCCGGTCACAATACTAGTCAGCGCAAAAACGATTTCCGACCAGTGTGTTTGAAGCCACGTAAATATTTCCATATTCTCACCTCCTTTGTTTTAAAAATTATATATAAATTCTTAAAAAGGTTGGGCCGGTTGGCTGATGTTAGCACCGGCCCCTTTTATCAAGCACCAGTTCAAGAACCATTGGCTCTAACTGGATTTTCTTCCCGCAAGGGACATTTGTGATGTCTTCCTGACATCAGGAAAACATCTTTTAAAGAACGCTTATTCGGATCGGTTCTGGGGGATTCGTCACCTCCTGCCTGTCGTAGAGTTCCAGTTCATTAATCTGTACCATTTTTGACGCGAGATCTCCGCATTTTTCTATTTCGTAACGCTGGGACGGCGAGGCCTCTTTCATATCCATAAACGTGGTTGGATTTACGCCATACAAATTCCAGCGCTCACTTTTAAACACTACCCAGCACATAACGCACCTCCGTCTAATTTGACAATAACAGCCTTATAGGATTAACTTGAATATATTGAGAAGAAAAAGCGGTTATTTATCCTTAAACCTTAATCGGTATTATGATTATTAAAATACTAAAAAACACATTATTTGTTTTATTGTCAATTTTCTTTTTAATGTTCATAATAATGTTAATTTACCAGTCCCCAAGGAAAAAAGACGCTGAGTTTATAAATAATAATGAGATTAATAAAATTTGTTTGGGAGAATTAGAACATTTTGGCGATGGATTTTTAATAGCTAGTGGTTACATTAAAGATGCTGACGGTAGCTGGATAGACGATAATGGTAATTATCCTACATCAAAAATTGAACAAAAACTTGAAGAAGAAGAAACAAAAAGATACAATATTTGCATAAACAAACCAATCATTTAATATTTAAAATATCTTTTTCTTTTATTTTCCCCTGTTTAAACTCTTTAATCATTTTTTGGGCTTTGGATTTTTCTATCTTCCCTTCTCTCAATAATTTTCCTAAATGATTTTCTGATCGTGTAAAAGAAGCCCATTTTTCTTCAGGAATTAATTGAAGATTATTTCTACCATTACTACCACCTAATTCTAATGGTACTATATGGTCAAGGCGCATTTCTGGTGTTGAACCTAATTGCTGTTTGATTTTTTCCGATTCCTTAAGTGTCATCCTTTCAACAATAATGGTTTTATTGTCAATTCGCCTTATTTTTTGGCCAGAAAAAATATAATTAAAGGCAGTTACGGGATCAGTACCGACAGCTTTTGCATATAGAACAACATTATCTAAAACAGTATTAGGATTTTGAACACTGTTGTCATTGAAAGTTAGTGGTTCGTTTTTATTGTCAGGGAACATTTCATTCCTAACGTCTTTGTATATTTTCGCTCTAATATCATCAACCTCATCTTGCGCTTTATCAGACGATAAATCTCTCGGTAATTTTCTGTCGTTTAGTAATTCTTTATTAAGTTCTTCGCCAACCTTTCTCGTAAATTCACTATATTCTTCATCAGTCATTTTTCTTTTGCCAATACGGTCGGGAGGTGGGCTTAAATATTGAACACCAAGATCAATTAATTTCTGTTCCGTTGGACTGATAGTTTCTTTGGAAGGAAAAAATGGCAATCCTGATGCCCGTTGTCCTGTAATTTTATTTCCTAAAGCATCGTATTTTGGGCTTAAACCGTCGTTAAGTCCCAGAGCTCTTTTCATAGCATCTCCAAAAGTGCTAGTAGAATATATAGTAGGATCATATATCCGCATTGTTTGCTGGTATGCTTGGGGAATTATACTGGTAGCGAATCTTGAAAAATAATTTTGACGTTCTTGATCAGTTCCGTATATTGCGTTTATAAACCCATTAATTCCTTGAAAAAACGACTGGTCTGAAATGGATTTAATTTCTGATAAAAATAAAGTAGTAAGACCTTGCGTATCGGGCGCCACATCATCATAAATATATCCATCAATCATATTACCTAGAATTGAAAGTGGTATATTTAAAGGAGTAATGTTTTTGTACGAAATCCAGCCCATTCCGGGTACTTTAATTGATTGCGGTTTCCAGCCTATTCGGTATAGTGCGTCTCTTTCTTTTTTATCAGTTGGACCTTGTCCGGTAATATTTCCACTTGCTGCCCAAGTAGCCATTCCTGCCATAATTAATGATCCTAATATCGCTCTTCCAAAATTTTGAGCAGACTTTCTATTCTGTGAGAATTTATCTTCTTCCGTTTTATATTTATTTTTAAGTATTTGTTCCCCCAAAGGGCTTCCTTTTAAATTAAAAATACCCAGTGGCGTAGCACGCAAACCGACTTTAACAAGATTACCTGGAGTCTCCACAAATGGGACAATAAAAGTTATTGGTTTAATTCCTTTAATATCCAAAGCCCCTCTTAATTTTCCGATTGATTTTATAAATTTAGTTCCATCCTCTTGAAACACATTTCTAGTTGCCCATTCGTGGACAGAACGCATCATTTCCGGCGAGGGATTGGCCATTAATTCCGCAACCTTATTTCTTAATTGAACCCCTTTTAATTTAAGGTTTTTTGCTTTTGAATATGCCTGCCCATACAATTCGTTGGACATTAAATAAGCCCTAGTTAAAGTATCAGAGGCTTGTAATAACCTACTTGGAACATTAACAATGGTCCCTAATCCTCCTTTAAACGCTTGCTTGTTTCTTAATTCTAGTTTTACAGCATCGTCAATCGTAAATCCGTTTTTCATAATTGAAAACGCTTTGCCTAAACCATCACGTAATCCAGAAAACCCAGCAAACACGTCTTTGCCAACTTCTCCTATTCTTATTGATCTTTCATTTTTAGTTATTGCACTACGGGTAAAGTCATACAAAGAAGCAAAAGGTTTCGTTGATGCTTCGAATATTAAATTAGATGTATTACCGACAAAATTTCTAATATGCGTAAGTGGTCCAGAAAGAATAGAATTATACCAAAGTTCCATAATGTAATCACCCATTTGTGGTTTTCTTAATCCATCCAAAAACCTATATTGCCCAAAATAATCATTAGGATCTAACTTAGATACCAAAGAAACAATATCCTCTTCTTTAAATTTACTCGTGCCAAGTTTTAAGGCCTGACGAATAAGTTTAGCATCACGACTCATTATAGCTTCGTTTAATTTACGTTGTATGCTCCCAGCACGACCCCATTCCGATTTGGCTCCTGATAGTGACGCCAATGCCATATTTAATTCTTCCCTAGCGCCTTGAGAGATTGCAAGGTTTATTTCAGTTGGTTCGGTAGCAGCAGTTTGGGCGGCTATATAGGCCTTTTTTGTAAGACCACCAACAGCACCTGCTAGACTATTTAACTGTTCAGCATTTAAAGTTTGCCCTGACTTCATTTTTAATTTAGGTTCTAGCTCTTGTGCTAATGCTTCGGTCTGTTCCCAAGACATTACGCCACGTCGCTGGTTGGTATAATCATTACCCTCTTTTATCAATTCTCCCATAATTAATTTTTCATCATCAGATAGGTTGAATTTGTCTAACCTAATATTGCCAATTCTTAATGCGCCAGTTTCTGGATCAAACTCATCCGTCATTTCTTTCAGTAATTTTGATCCATCAACGCCTCTCCTTTTCAGTTCCTTAAGGCGTTCAAGTTCTTGTTTATCGCTTATATTACATATAGACATATATTTTATTTACAATATTTTTCTAATTCCTTAATTCTTTCGTCTATTGTTTTGCTTAACTTTTCTTCTATGTTTAATTTAACCTTTCCCTCCTTTAACTCAATTAGATTTGATTTTTTTTCAACATTAAAACCACCATTATCCGCCTTTGGATTTTTAGGTGGTTTTGTTACTGCTTGTTTATTTTGGCTAACCTTTCGTCCTCCAGTTCCTGACAGGCTTTGTACACTCCGTCCTCTACTCCCTCTCTGATCGCCTGCTTTATCGCCTCGTCCGAATATTTCTTTTTTGAGCCTGGGTTGTTTTCCGGTTGTGTCATAATATTTTACATTACCAAATTGATTAGATAATTCCTGCAAATTACTGAATACATTGTCATAGTCTTGATCAACCACACTTACAGGAACACCCCGATCGGCCGCCAAATTGCGTTTAATTGTCCTCTGCCTGGACAATTGCTTTGGTATTTCAGCCACACGAGCCTCTACATTATATCCCTTATTTTTTAATATGTCAAGGAATGCTTGATATTTTTCAATACTTGAGCCGGAACCAACATAGACTACGTTTTTTCCAGACGTAACCACCTTTTTAAATTCTTCTTTAGCGACTTGACTGGCTAGATTGTGCGCCTCATCAGGAGTATTAATTTTATTATTTTTCATTAATTCTTTGATGTAGTTGTCAGGATCAATTTTTATAAAGTCCTTGTTACCCTGCATTTGTTCAATTATCGTTGACTTACCGCTGGCCGGCGGACCGAATGTTAGAATTGCCTTTGGCGTCAAGTCGGCTAAATTTAAATTTTTATTTACGGCTTTAAATCCAATCAACTCGTCTGGCGCAACATCAAAAGTATCACCATCGGAATTTTTAATAGTAATTATATTTTCTTTAGTAAGTTTCCCGTTAATTACACGAGGATTATTTGATATATCGGTAATAGTGAATTTTCCTAATTCAGGATGATAAACATCTTGTCCTTTTACTAAATCGGCAGTATTTTTTTTAGTTATTTCGCTTAAGTTTCTGACAGGTGGCAATGGTTCTATTATTTTTGGCGTAAAATCAGCAACAGCTACTGGTTTAAGAAAATCATCAGCATTAACCGGCTTATTTATTATCATTGACTTTGTCTTTAAGTCGAATGTTTGATCAGGTGGTGTTGAATTTTGAGCTTGTTTCACCGCTTCTACTAATTTCGGATTAACTTCTGCACCGGTATACTCTTTAACAGCCGGATCAATATTGTATTTCGTTTTACCCCAATTATCCCATAAATATTGATTGCGGAAATAATCAATGCGGGTTGTACCCTTATCAGTTGGCGTTATTCTCAATATATTGACAGGCGCTTTTCCTTTAATCGTATCTCCGTCCAGCATTTTTGCGCCTACGGAAGTTTCGTTTAAATATTTATCCAGGTTTAAATAAGTATCAATGTTTTTAAATTCTGATTTTTCATATAATCCCGTTGATTTAAAACCTGAAATATCTTTCACTGACCGTGTTGGTATTACCACTTCTTGCCCTTCTGGGGTTAATACTGTTTTAGGAGGGGCAATTTCAGCCGAGTTAATTAAACGATAATTTTTTCCTAATAAGTTTTTTCCCGATCCGCCAATTTCTACGCCTAATTTTCCTAAGAAATATAAATCAAGAGCAATAGCACCACCAGCTGCAAGTGCACCTAACGGCGTATTCAATGTGTAATGAATTTCTTGATCGTTAGCCGGCTTACCCGCGATTGCCAACAATCCCTTTATTTTCTGGAAACTATTGTCATACAACGCAGTCTGCAGATTTTCACCTTTATTAATATCATATCCAATTTTACCGTTTTCAAGAGTAACCCCCTGCGCTAATCCCATTACACCCTTAACAAAAGGCACACCTCCCGAAATAAATTCTGCTGTTCCTGGGATTGCCTGTTGAAATAAACCTTTTCCAAATTTTCCAGTATCATTAATATTCTTATACAATTCATCCATAATTTCCACTGGTTTTTGTCCTTTAAAAACACCTAAGGCCATATTAATAGGCGAGGCTAAAATTGAAGCAATTCCGCCAGCCACATATCCGATTGATCCAAATATTACATCATTCAGTGCTTTAGGAACTTTTTGGACCAAACCAGCGTTAGGGTTATTTTTTGTAGGAGGACGATAAAATTCCACCACATCCTTAGCCACATTTTCAATAGCGCCAACTGCTTTTGAGAAAATAGAAGATTTTTTTTGCGGTTGCTCGGCTACGGGCTGATTATTTGTCTGATTGTCCTGAACTTGTGGTTCTTGTGTTTCTTGAGGTTGTGGTGTTTGTGTTATTTGTTCAGGTGCTTTAATACTTTCCCAATCCAAACCTTGGCGCTTTTTCTTTTTTTCTTCGCTTGATGAATTATTCCAATTAATTGGCATATTTAATCACGGTAATCATCTGGATAAGTTTCATAAATATCACTTAAAATACTAGCTTTAGATTTTCTTCCTTGGTAGTACTTAAATAATTCATCCGCGGCCTGCTCGCGAGTTAGATCGTGTTTAGCATCAGTATCACTCGAACTTACTTTGATTCGGTCTTTAACTCCATCTAGTGATAAATTATAATCTGCTTCAAGTTGAGAATTGGTCATATCTCCAACTGCGACATCGGTACCGCTTCCATTTCCGCCTCCTCCGCCGCCACCGCTTCCCGACACTTTCGATTTACCCAAGAAAATATGCTGCACAGAAATAGCGCCGGTCTTGTGGTCGCGCATAATCACGTCAGCGTAAGAGTCGCCGTTGGATTCCTGACGACTAGTAGTAGAGATAATATCCTGGGCGGGGTTATTATTGTGTAATCCCTCGGTAAATCCTGCGGGCAGTCCAGCCTCTTGTTCTAATTTAGTTATCTGATTTTTCGTGGCCTGATCCATACCCGCCCATTCGGTGTTTCCGGCGGTAATACTGTTGTAGATGATTGATAGGTTGGCCCGGGCGTTGTCCTCGGTCCGCTCTTTCTGGCGCTGTTCTTCGGTATAATTGCGCCATTGTTCGTCGCTATAATCTTTTACAACGCCTCTAGTAAATGTAATCATCTGCATTGCTTTATTAAAGGCGTTATAATATTCAGTCGAGGCGTTCTGGTAATCGGTCTGCGTCAGGTTCATTATCGTGTTCACCATCGCGTACTTGGTGTTGAGCTGGTTGGTGGCATAATCGATCTGTCTGCCAATAAAGTCCAGTTTTTCATAAGATTGTCGCTTGATTTCAGAAGTTCGGCCGGAGATCACGCCCATTGATACTGCTTTGTCTTCCTCGGACGCGGTACGTTCGCGCATCAGGGCTTCCTCATCTTTCTTTTGCTGGGTCAGATCATTAACGCTTTGTTCTAATTCAGGAATGCCATATTCCCCCATTTTGTCTTGAAATAAATCCACCATATTGGGGGGCACGGGAGCCGGATTATCAAGAAACTGATCAAGTATTCCCTGATATGGTTTCATATAATCCTCAAACGAGCCCGGGCCAGGCACGCCCCGGACCGGCGGATTATCGGCGTTTTCTTTATTTTCGAAATCGCTACTTTGATTCGAATTAATAATACTATTGGCTTTCTGTAATTGATAACCCTGCGATTCTAGGCCGCCGGTGTAAGCGCTACCGGCGAATGACACCACCTTTTTACCGCCAAGCGCGAGAGTAGCCATATTCCCTGTAAAATCCTCGCCAAAGTTAGTTTTATATTTACTCTTTGCTGTATCGGATATAGGCACCCACCCGCCAACACTATTGCCTTTATCTGAAAATTGCCACTGATAACCCCACCCGGCCATCGTTTGCTGTTTAGACTGGTCGCCAAGTGTATTTAAGTTTTTTTCGTAACTGTCGGACGGTTTAGACTTTTTTCCGGCAGTAGCGGTAATGGTAGCGGTTGCGGGTTTAGCCATAGTATTTATTCCTTTCCTTTCGTTTCCTCAGTTGATTTTTTTTGTTCTTCGACCCCTGCTTCCACGGTATTAATCACTGGCTTAATTTTAATAATGCCCTTCTCAATTCCGGCGATTACGTATTTCAATACTGCGGCTAGTTCCAAACTTCCGGATACTTCCGCTTTAATTAAGGCGATGCTGTTGCCGTCGGTGCCGATCACAATTTGTCGCAGGTCTTTAAGCGTTTCCGCTTCTTGATTAGAAGGAACTGACGTATTTACTTGTTTTTTTGGGTTGAATAAACTCATAACTTTATGATATCAATGATTAATTTTTATGCAATTGTTAGACTTTATTTTTATCTTCCAGTATTTTTATCCTCGCCTCCAAGTCTGCGATTTTTTTATCTTTATCCATTGTTTCCGCTCTTTTAATGTTGATTTTTTCAATCTGGATTCTCATATCTTCTCCTTCGTATTTTGCCACCGCGTAGAACGGAGGAGTGTTTCCCCAAAATTCCACAATTTCCCCAATAACTGAAAGACTTGTTAAATCTTCCGGATTGTAATAAACGACTAAATTTTTGTGATCGATTAAAACTGGCTGTTTCATTTAAGCTTCTCCCATTATTACATTTGCCCCGGCTAACCTAGAGTAACACCTGTCTAAGGAACCATTGGTCCACATCGCAATCTGCCCATCCGCCGTGAAATTAAGCGTCCCGTCCATACCAGCAAAGAATAAGACTTCCATACCGCCTGCCCTGCCTGAATTAGGATCTAAATATAGATTACCTGTGGTTGTTTTTAAATAACCGTGAGTATTGTTGTGGTACAAATATATCTGTTGAGAGTTATTAGGACTATCAATTCCGACCCAACCCCCATTAGGATCTATTGAAAGCCCCCCACTTGTTATTATTGCTGGGCCAACTCCAGAAGTCGCTCTTATTTCTACGCTACCACCAGGACCCAATGCCTTCATATGAGAAACTTCTAAATAAGAAGTAAATACGCTATCATCTCCTCTTAAAACACCCGTAACAGTAGATCCACTTCTTAGTTCTATTTTGCTTTCCGTTATATTAACGTTCTCTCCCGTTGATCCTGTTTGCAATGTAGATCCAAGTATTACGGAAGCAGCTACCGTTCCGGAAAAATAAGCATCGCCTACATTACTAATGTATACTGTAGTCACTCCCGATTTGCGGGCATAAATCCCATTCACGTCAATACGGATGCCATTGGTAGGCAGGGAAACAGACGATAATTGGCTTTCCACAAACCCCTTAATAATCTGATAACTGCTGTTTAAACCGCTATACCCCCGGCCCGCACCAGTCTTTTCGTTAGCAGTTACTTTTTTGAACGTAGTGCCATCATCCACGTCGTCCAGATCCCCGCTGACATTCGATAGAATAATGTGGCCCGCCGAAATATCGGTAGATAGTACTTTGCCGTAGGTACCATTTATAGTTTCATCTAGTTTTATGTGTCCAGCGGTAATATCAGTGGACGCAACCTTGCCGTATACCCCACTAATCGTTTCGTCCAATAAAATGTGACCCGAGGAAATGGTAGTTTTTAAAACCCGAGCATAGGTACCGCCATCAACCACGTCGTCCAGTGTGCCAATAGTTTCCGATAATACGATTAGTCCGGCAGAAATACTGGTGGTCAACACCCGACTGTAAGTCGTTCCGTCTACAATATCATCCAGGTCGTTTAGGGTTAAAGAAAAGGTGCCCGCTATATACGCATTGCCATCCATATCAAAACGCACTTTAGCATCAGCCCAGGCCTCCGCTCCCATCCAAAAGCCGCTTTTATCCGCTCGCAAGGCGCGTGACCCCGAGCCAACGCTTAATGCAGTCAAATTTTCCAAGTTTTGCGTCGGCGGTTGCAACGGTTGTGACTGCAGATCCACAAACGGATTAAAAATTTGTATTGTGTTATTTGACATTATGGTAAATCTATTTCCACGCGCTCTAACTCCGGTGCGTTGTTTACGCTGACTGTAAATTCAATTCTGACCTCCAGAGTAATAAACACTCCGATTTTATTAATTGTTTCAATGAACTTTCGAGTGGCGTCTATTCGTGTAGTCAATGCGTCCGACCAAGCTGCTGCGTGGTCCTTCTTAATTTTTATGGAAAGATTGGTGTTGGTTGGCAAACTGCGATAACAGCAACGAATTACTGCGTCCGATTGAGCTGAGCGATCCGTGATAATTAGTCTACTTTCAAAATAAGCCGAAGTATATTTATAGCTAAAATCTAACTTGTCAACGCCATAGGTAGTGCCGTCTTTCCAAGCCACAAGGATTATACTGCCAACGCCTACGACTGCGCCGATTTCAATACTGGCGGTTTTGTCCTGGGAGATAATATATTCCAGGTTTAGAACGCGGGGATAGTTTGATGAATGACCACCGTAGCTATAAATCCCTTGGCCGGCCGGATTACCGCTGACGTTAGAAAGCCCAAAATAAGGCATATTGTTGAAATTGACTGCCGCACAAGGATGAATAATGGCAGTTTTATTAAGCCAAACGCCAGGCAATTTAAACATTGGCTCAAGACGGTTATTAGAATAAACATAGAAATTTCCCTTACTACCAGCCTGGACCAATACATAGTTATCCGTCGGCAGAAAACAATTAATACTATTTTCAGGCACAATATCATCAGCGCTAAAAGATAAACTCCAGGTGTTCCAACGGTAAATATGACAGATATTGCTATCAGACGAGGCAGTCGTACCGATTAAAAGTTCAGTTACGAGTGGCCCCAATGAGGTAATGGTCTGATCCTTAGTCAAGTCGAGCGCATTGGCGCTCCAAATATGCCGGGATAATTTATATGGCATAGTCGGTGGCGTTGGATCAAAAGCGCTCTCAATATGAAGAACAGTATCACTAGTTACGCTGGTGATATAACGTTCCTGTGAATTTCCATTATTATCAATCCACCGGATTTTTCCTCGTGCAATAGCCTCGGTCGTGAAATGAGTACCAACTCCATAAACATATGTTCCGGCTGACGTAATTGTACCTGATCCGGCAATTTCCGTTTTTTCCATTTGAGCCACGACATTTCCGTCACCGATATACAGTACACCGTTTAAAGTAAGCATCGGGTGGTATGCCCCATCGTTTTGAAAGCTCCGATCAGTATCATCAATATAGGTTGGATCAGAAATAAGCCAGCGACCAAGATAGTGCGCCCTAGCATAATAAACAAATCCATCGTACTCAAACGCCCCAAGAATTGCCCCGGACACAGAACGAAACACCGAATAAGCGCCCGCAGCAGTACGTTTGATTATTTTTCCATTGTCAGTAAAAAAATAAGTGTTGCCGTCCGAACAAACCACCGCCGTCTTAGCAAAACCATCAACCGTCGAACCAGATTCTTTTGTTAATTTTTGGTTGACTTTGATTACTCCTGGCTCCGTATGCACATCCAAACCGGCCATTCCTTGGACCGATTTTTCCGTGCCTAAGTATTTGCTGTCAGCAAGCCCACCTAGATTTATATTGTCTAAAATGATTCTTCTCATTGTATGCTTTTTTTAAGTAAAGCTACTATAATTTCTTGCTGGCCATTTAGGCGCGCGAGCTCTTTGGTCTGTTCTATTATCAGATTAGCGAACTGATCCTGCCGAATATTTAGTTCGTGCAGATCGTTCTTTTTCAAGTCCATAAGGGCGTCTCGGAGTTGCCTTGTTTCTAAGGAATTACAATCTTGATGCGATTGCAGTCTACCTTCTAGATCCTTGATTTCATCACCCATTCTGACTTGCGGCTTGCGAAAGAAATTAATACCAACCAGGATAATAGTGATCAACGAAACGATGAGATTGACCGTGCTAAATGTTAGCGCCTCCTGCATAAATTTTTATTTTAATAATTAACCGTGTGTTTTGATAAACTCCTTATCCTCGCCACCAAAAAACTCCCAAACCACGGCGTATTCCTTCATTTTCGCGGTACTCATCGGGAAAATGTGTTCGTAATCCTTATCCTTGTATATTTCCTTTAAAGTAAGCAACGCAAAGCCAATCGTGTTTTTAGAAAGCGGCTGACGCGCCATCTCGAAATCACGGCTTTTCTTGAAAAAATAATAACCGCCCGTATCGGTATTTCGGACGATCGAAACATTGTAGTCCATAATTTTTGGGTTTAATAATTGGTTAAAATACCATTCAGGATCAACGTGTTGTCCGAATGGGTTAATTACTTCACAATGCCAGTGGGGCGCGTTAGGCGAGCCGTCACGGTGTTTTCCGGTGTTTCCGGTAATAGCTAACACTGTACCCTCTAAATAACGCCCTAGGGGCTGTTTATACTCTTTGTGGTGCGCGGCGCGGATAACATACTGATCATCGCCCTTAAAGCGCAGCCAGTGTCCGCCCTCATTCCCCCACACTTCTTCGGTAATCTGGCAATCTCTGTGGGCGTGGACCGGAACGTAAATTGCGCGATAATCGCAGGCCAGGTGCTCGAAGCCCCAGTTCTTTTTATAGACCGGATCCTTGAATCCCCCGCCGGGAATTGGTTCTCTTTTATCTAGTGGAAAACGCATATTTTTTTGTTAATAATAACCTATTTTAATCATACCATCTTAAAAATCTTTGTCTGTTACGCCGTTTCATCTTTTTCTTGTTTTGTCCAGACCCCCGTGTCCTTTACTTGTTTCGACCAGTCATTCGTATCTTTTGGTTGCTTACTCCACCCGGTGAGATCTTTTGGTTGTGGAACCCATTCATTCCTGCCGCGTAGCCTTGCAAAACGGGATGATTCAATACCGCCAATTATCTTTGCGGACCGGTTAGTGTTAGCTGTATCCCCCCCGATAATATGCGCCGAACGTTCTGAATCCGCCCCAAAACGACCGGTTATTTTTGCATTTATAGTAGAAAATGTAATATCTTTACCCGTGATCTTCGCGGGTCGTTCGGTATCAGATGTTGATTTTCCTGTTATTTTAGCGGACCGAATTGCGCTTAAACCATCAACACCGGTAATCTTTGAACCCCTCTCGGATGAATTCGTGTTGAAACCCGATAACTTAGCCTGTCGATCCGAATTAGATATATCCTTACCCGTGATTTTCGCAGATCGTTCGGAATCAGAATATTCCTTGCCGACTATTTTACATTGGCGTTCTGCGCTAGATGTATCAATCCCGTAAAGTTTAGCGCCCCTTTCGTCGTTGGAATGAACAGATCCAGTTGTCTTTGCGCCTCTTTCAGAAACATCGGTCGCGTATCCTGATACTTTAGCCGAATGTTCTGATGATTCAATCACGCATCCAAATATTTTTGCGCCACGTTCGCTATTATCGCTAGCGTTACCTATTAATTTTGCATTTCGTTCATCTTGTATTGACGCTACTCCACTAAGTTTCGCTTGCCGATCGGAATTAGAACCTTCAATACCCGTGATTTTAGCGGACCGCTCGGAATTACTTGAATCCTGTCCGGTTAATTTCGCAAGTCTTTCTGAATTTGCTAAATCCTTGCCCGTAACTTTAGAGTTTCGTTCAGAATTAGAAACGTCTTTACCGGTGATTTTCGCGCTTCTTTCGCTGTTTGCAGCGGCCTTACCAGTGATCTTCGATGATCTTTCTGAATTTACTAAAGTGCCACTAATGGCCAGCCCTGCGTAAATATAATCAGTGTATTCCTCTATTTCACAACCGGAAACATTTGGCACCTCTAACCCAAAATATGTAGATCCACCGTTGTAATACCCCTCATCATAATCTCGAATGTTTATCTGGCCTTTCCATACCCCGTCTATATACAAGTGCGCCGTGTTGTTTCCAATATCGATTATTACTTTGTAAGCGTGGTAGTCGTCTGTTAAATTGCAAGAAATATCTAGTTCGTCACCTATGCTATCGTTTCCGATTAATGCAACAATCCCAAATGTTACGTTAAAGGATAAAACAGTATAGCGATCGCGATAATCAAATTCAATATAAGAACTTGCATTAATTGACTGAGAAATAAATTTTTTCTTTATTTCAAAAACGGCGCTTACCTCTTGCGGAGTAATGAAATTCTCAATCTGATACTCCGCACTGTCATAGCCACTAACATCATATTCGTGGGCGATGTGTAATTTGCCGCTGATAATTTCAAAAGTCGCTATTCCAGTATTAAAGTTTTCGGTCCAAGCCGGTGTCGCGGCGACTGGCAGTTCATTCGCTTCGTATTGTAGTTCCCACGCTGAATTTAAATCCCCGGTTGTTTTCGCTAAACGCACTGAATTAGTAGAATCTTTGCCAGTGATTTTAGCCGATCGATCAGAATTTGCGCTGTCTTTTCCCGTTGTCTTGGCGGAACGGTCACTATTGGCGTTCGAATTGTAAGTGGCGTAAGCAGATATTTTCCAAGCACGAGTAGAACCACCTGCGGGATATGGATTAGGCGGAGTTGTATAATATCCCGCGCCAGTTTTAAAATATAACAATCCGCCAGTTGAATCATAATAGGTTGTATAATTAGCGTCTGGAACAAACCCAAGCCAATAATTAGCCGCCGATTCTAATGCTGTAATTGCCCCAGAGTGCCAAGCGGCGGTTGTGGTGCAAGAAATTGCCCCGCTGTTTCCATCTTTATTTGCGGGATAATTTGCGCTATCGTCATAAAGAACCGTTTTAATGTTTACGGTGGCGGTTTCACCACTACCATAACTTACCACCTCACTGATAGTCCCAATTTCGCCTAAAGCGTATTGTCCAGCGATTACATAATTCGCAGGAGTTCTACCGCTCGTATTTCCAATAGTATGAAAACCAAATTCTAATCCAGCAGCGTGTCTTATCGGATAGACAGCATTGTCTAAAAAGTCCTGCGGAATAGTTACGGTGACTTTTCCCTTTTCAACGTCAATGTCAATTTCACCCCACTCCTCTTTGCCTACATAATCCACCAGACGAGGCTTCGGAATATGCCCAACCTTGCCGCTTCCGTAACGCTTCCCATCGACAAAATTGTATTTCGGAACTGAAGCGAATACCGCGTAAGACCCGATAATTCTCTCGGGGCGGTGCGCGATTAAGTTACCTTCCTTGTCATAACAATTATTTCTGTCAAATGTTTCAGTACCGGGCGCCAGATTGTCCGGTTCCTCGGTAAAGGCTGGCTGACGCTCAAACTTTAAGTCTTTTGTGTTGAGCGAAAACTCTATTTTATTGCTGTCGGGTTTTTCTAGTAAATGAACGTCAACCTCATAGCCGCCCTCGGGGTTATCGTTGCTGACAGGCAAATCATAAAAATGCGTTTCAATTTTTTTACCCTGCCACTTTATTTTTCCGTCTTCCTCTTTGACTGTCGGATTAGATTCGTTGTGCAATAAACGAATAGAAAAGTTGACCTCGTTGTCCCACCGCATCAGTTTAAACTGTGGGTAAAAATCCAGTTGCTTACTATCGCCGATTTCTACCTCTATCTTGTCTTTTACATCGTCCTTCTCAGTTTTGGAGTATGTATTTTCAAGGAACTCGTATTGCTCTTGCGTTTGCTTCCCTTCACCCATTTTTTTTGTTTGTTATCACTAAAGACCAGCAATTTTTCGTGTTATGCTCATCCACCCAGATCTGCAAGGAATAATCTTTATAAATCGCCTCGGCCACGGTAAACAGATCCTCGCCGGATTGTTCAAACTTATTTTCTTTATTAAGCGATGCCTCGCGCGCGTACGCCCGAAACATTTTGTAATCTATTGGCTTTTCTGCTTTATTCAGCATAGCGAACTTTGGATTCTTGCCGGCCGACGGCAGGTTGAACGTCCGGCCGTCATCGGTGAATAGCGACAACGAGGTAATAAAAAAACCACCCTCGCCCATATAGCGGAGCAGTTTTTGCCACGGCGATAGTTGGTTTGGGATTTCTTCAAAAGCACCTTTACCCTCATAGCACGTTTCGCCATTAGATAAAGATACCTGCCAATTTATCCTATGTAGAGTCTTCATAAAGCCCCTTTCGTTTACCAGTCTCAAATGAGCCCAGTTTAATTATTAATTTATTGTTTTTCGGTTTCTTCTTCGACTTTTGCTTCGTCCTCTTCTTGTTTTTCAATTCGGGTCGTCTCTATTTTCCCATTTTCCTCAAGCACTGTTTTAGCGTCCTCGCTAATTTCGGAATCGTCGCTTGGTTCAGCTAGATTAATGGTGGCTTTTTCTTCTCCGACAATCACTACAATGCTCATAGCGTCCGCGGGAAGCTTAATAAGATGGTCTGGTGAAACAATGCCGGCAATTCCACCAATCGTTACCGCCATCTTCCCTAACTTTGCGACATCCATACCTGCTTCGGTAAGGATTTCAGCCGCCGTATATTTTGCGTTTGCTTTCATAGATTTAGAAATTAATTTATTGGTTTAGGAATATGTAAGCTCGTCTCTAAGCTTAAATGCTGTTTTTAGTCCGACTGATTCAGGGCTTGCGCTCACGGCAATATAATAGTCGTGAGATGTACCGGTTGCTTCATCGGTAATCGTTAGGGCCGCCGCACTCCCCTCTGCGTTGGTCCAGTTTGGGTCGCCTTTTTCCGCAGCTTGAAACGTAACCCCTGTGGGTACAGCAGTTGTTGTTGTCCCGTCGTAGGCATAGAAGATATGCCCAGTAGTCACAACGGAAGTACCGTGCGAGAAGTTTATTTTTAACGCGCAACCGGCATCGGTTATCGTGTCCAGATCGACCGTACCTGCCCCTAAATCAACCTGCGAGTCTCCGCCGGTACCGCCAGACTGCGAAATAAATTTATTGTTTTTTGGGGTATTGCCGCTGGAATCGTCAGCGCCTACCGAACTCTCAACGTGCGTACTGTCCTGATAAGCTCCAACGATAATCGCGCTTCCGAATGTTCCACCGGCGAATTGGACATAATCGGTCGCATCGATTGTCGTTGGCGATGTGCCTTGTAAATACCAGATAAAAGTTGCCATATATTTTGTTCCCTTTTAAAAGTAAATTATCTAATAAAATTTTAAATTAGTAGTTTTGTCCGTCATCATCAGGAACTGATGCTATAATAGCCCGATCTAAATTACTTCCTTTCATAGAATCAAGCGCCATCCTCATACGGTTTTCCCAGTTTCCTTCCGAGTCGGTCAATCCGACCGGCTTGTCCTGACTTTGTTTCCATTCCACCACGATAGCGTCGGCCCATAGCCTATGAAGCTGATGCGGCATATAGCCGAAGGCGGTGGTCGAAATCGGCACGCTTAGGTCGTTAGCTGACGCTAAGGCCGCCGTAGTGAGAGTTGGCGGATAAATGAACGCCCAGAGCTTCAAACCGCTGGTTACGCTAATAATGGCATCTCCGGAAAGTATATAGATTTCACCACCCATAATGTCGAATTGCGGATCCTTGTCTGCATAGTATTCCTGGATACTGTCCTCATCGGTATTAATTCCTAAGCTGTTCAAATCGGTTTCGGTTAATCTTTCCCATTCGGTACCGTCTAATTGGGCTTCTAGATACTTCATCTGCGAGAGTATATCGGAAGGAAAAGCATAATTGCGCTGGCCGGCTACCAGGTTACGCAGCAAGGCAATGCCAAAATAATCCTCATTAACTTTGGTGATTTCCTTGACAATATCTTCCTGCACTCCCACGCCAAGAGCAACGATCGCCGCGTCCGTCAGGGTAGTGGAGTCCTGCCTTGTTTTTTGTCTAATATAACTAGCGAATTGAACGCCTGTCATTTTTTTATTTCCCGTTGAGGAGACGCCGCGCTTAGCAACGTCTCCTCGTTAAAACCTTATAAATTCTCCATTAACGTCCAGTTGATCGGATAGACCATATCGAGGTACACAGCGTTAGGAGCGACTGTTGCATCGTCCAGTTCCGTGGTACCACCGACAAAGTTACCTGTACCGGTAGGATTGATGATTACCATACCGATTACTGCTTCATTCGTCGGGATCGCCGGGAGCACGACCGCGCCAATCGTGGCGCCTTCCGTACCCATAGTTGCCGTTACAGTGCCGTCTGATTTCAGCGTCAGAACAAAGACGTTGAATTTGGCATTAGTGACCGTTCCGGCCAAAGCGATTTCCGCCGTTGTTTTAACGCTTACTGCCCCGTTAAACGAGCCGTAAATAGTATTGGCGATTAAAACGGCCGCTTTAGAAGACGACCCGATCGCAAGGCCCGCGCTGTTTAACAAGGTATAGCAGAAGGTGTCTTGGATTTTACCCAAGACATTCCGCAGGTACTGATCGGAGTTGATGTTGGACGTGGAGATAGCTGCTTTAGCCATAATATTTACTCCTTATGGTTAATTATAAATTTTCCATTAACGTCCAATTCAGCGGGAATGGTGCATTGACGTAAACGGCGTTAGGTACGACTGTGCCGTCATCAAGGTTTGTGGTAGCACCAACGAAATTGCCCGTGCCAGTCGGATTAATGATCACAAATCCGACTACGGCTTCGCTGGTTGGAATGGTTGGAAATACCACGGCCCCGATAGTTGCTCCTTCGGTTCCCATTGTGGCGGTTAAAGTACCGTCCGCTTTAAGGGAAATTACAAACACGTTGAATTTCGCGTTGGTAACGGTCCCGGAAAGCGCGACTTCTGCAGACGTTTTCTTTACGATAGCGCCGTTTAATAATGCATAAACGGTGCTTACCACTTTAACTTTCGCTTTTGACCCTGTACCAATGGCAAGAGCGCCACTGTTCAGAATCTGATAACACATAGTGTCCTGAATCTTGCCTAATGATGCGCGCAAGGTGGCGTCAGACATCACTGGCGAGGTGGACATCGTTGCTTTAGCCATATTTATCTAGCTTAGATTGATTAATTAGTTCACGATTTAACCGAGCGCTTCCCTGGGGGAAACGGGTTTATCAGCAGTAGGCGTAAAGGGCCGATCAATCAGCATTTCCTGACCAGCAGTGGCGGCGATTTCGTAGGATTCTTTCAGAAGTTCAGCCACTTGCAGCGGAATATTCACCATACAACCCTTTTTAATCGTCAGTTTGTAGCCGTTGATCTGAACTGTTTCGTAGGCCCCGACTTTTTCGCCGGGCATTAACGGGATTAAGAAATCCACACGGGGCTGTTTGGATAGTCGCTCTTTCGTTTTTTTAGCATCCTGCGTCAATAATTGCTGAATATCCTCTTTTTCAGTTTCCGACGCCATTGAGAAGTGAGTCGCCGGCTGATCAATTGCTTTCCCGCTCTGGCGTCCTTTTGGCCTGGGAGCGGTATCTTTCATTTTTGTTTCGTTTTCGTTTTTTTCGTCTTTGGGTGCTGTCATAATAATATCCTTCGTAATAGGGAGCCGGGGATTACCGGCTCCCCCTTAGTGATTGATTAGGCAGTCACACCGTGCTCTAACCGATGAATAAAGTCCTGATTCAGAATCTTGGCTACAAAGGTGGATTTCCAGCCTGATGTTGAACGTTGATTTAGAGGATCTGTAGTACCGCCGGATCCGAGAGGTTTAATGATATTTTTGACCGCCTCCCCGGAAATACGGGTAACTCCAACTCCGTTCATCGCGAAAAAGATTGTTCCGTAAACATCAATGCCGGCTGCGCCTTCGCCAGCGAATACTTTAGCGTTGGTAGATTCTACAAAACGTACTTCGTCCATTGCTCCAACTTCCCCCTCCATCACGTTTGCCTTATTGGCATATTTTTCCACAGGTTGGAAAGCGGTGTCATCTTTCAGATCATAGGTAGTATTGGGATGAACAATTGCGACGTAGCAAGCCGGAATAGGAGCAGTGGCGTAGCCACTGTCCGGATTAACCATCTTGGTCATCTTCCTCGCTTTGTTATTCTTCATTGTGCGGACCACTTTCTTGACCAATGTTCCAGTAATTTTATCACCGGCTACTGTGGCAACTCTGGTACCAGCACTGGCGGCATAAGTCACGCCAGTTCCGGCGGCAAAGATATTTCGCGCTAACTGATCCGTGGTATCGCCAAACTGATCGCCCAATATTTCGGCGGCTTCCATCAACACCGGATCTTCCGATGTCATATCTACTACGTCAGTTAAAGTGATGTAGTCACCATACTGGGCCACGGTGGCGGTAATATCGGTTACTGATAATTGGCTGCCAACGGGTGTAATTCCCTCGGATAACGGCGTAGTAGCCGCAGCCAGCGTCCCATAGCGACGGAATTTAATCATGGATGTTCCAGCGTTCTTAGGAATATCCCTAATCTGCGCGTATTTAGTGTAGGTGAGGAACGGTACTGCACGGGTGAGTAATGTCCTGTCGTAAAACGATGCGTTTTCGTCAGGTATTTGAGTTTTAGTTGTATTTGCCATTTTTTTGGATTTACTTTTGGTTAATTAACTTGACTTAATTGGACTTCTGGCGGACCTTCTGTTGGTGCGCCTCAAACTCTTCCGGCGTTTCTTCCCACGCGTTTTTTTTCGTCATTGTGCCGCGCGCGGTATGTCCTCCGCTCCCGGATTGCCTGCTTTCATCGTCCGCCTGGCGCGCTTTCTTAGCGCCGACGGCTTCTAAGGAATCCCCCATCACCTCATAGGCAACGGATTTTATCGGGAGATGATTGCGGGAAGGATCCTTCCACCATTTCCGGATAGTAGCCTCTTTCTTTTTGAATTTGGCATTTTCCGGATTGGTAAAGAAGCTGTTGAGCTCACGCTCATTCTCCTCCGCGTCAACCTTGGATAATTTATCGCCGTAGTGTTTGTCTACGACCTTCAAAATGCGCGCCTCGTCCTCTGAATCAATCTCGTCATCATCGCCCTCGTTATCGTTCCCGGCTTTCTCCCGGGCCTTATCACGAGATTGGCGCAGACGATTTATAATGAAGTCCTTTTTATCACGAACGGGCGGATCGCCAGGTTCACCCTCTTTTTCAACTTTTGACTTTTTGTCTTCGAAAATTACCGGGTTACCCTGCTCATCCTTTAAGGGTTCTTCGGGTTTATCCGGATCGGGGACGTATTTTTTACCGTCCACCTCAACGAAATCGCCCGTGGCTCCATCGTCGCCACCTTCTTCATCCCCTTCTTCTTTGAAAGGGATCGGGTTGCCGCTCTCGTCCTTTAGCGGTTGCCCTTCGTTTTCGGGGTCGGCTTGAAATTTAGCGCCGTCCACCTCAACGAAACTGTCGGCATTCTCGCCGTTTGTTTCTGCCATATTTATTTCCTCGCTCGCCTCATTGGAAAATGGTTGAAAAAACCAATGCTGCGGCATTACCTCGGCCAATGACCTTTTGGCCGGAATTAAAAAACCTGCTTAAATAGCAGGTTTGGTTGGACTAACCAGGTGGGACTTAGAGACCACCTGATTAATCCTGAAGGCGGATTGCTTGGCACAGCAAATCCAACAAAACCAACTATCTTCTAAGTCTTTTTTTTGTAAATTGTTTAAGAGCCCTTTTTCTCTTCCGGTGCCTGTACGCTCACAACGGTTGCGCCAATTTCCCGTTCTAAATCCTTTATATCCGTAAAATATGGATCGTATTCCTCCAATACTGGATTTTTGCCCAAGAGTACATCAATCTGGAATTCAGGGATACGTTTTAAATTGCGGAGAAAACGCAGGTCTCGTTTCTTGATGTCGTTTTCTTCCTTGCTTAGTGATTCGTCGTTCTCTAAATCTCGCCGCAACATCCGGATATTTAAATCAATTACCTTTTCGACCAGGAATTTCCAGCCGGGGTGTGCCACCAGCGCCTGTAAATCCCGCACCGCGATTTCCGCCTGTGCTTTGTTTTGGAAAGAAATCAGTTTAAATTTGACGTTTTCTAGCATATAATTTAATCATACAGTCGCATTATTTTTTTGCAATGTTGGCGCTACTAATTCTTTCTGAACATCCGGATTTGGGGGCGCACCGCCGGGAGTTTGCCCAGGGTTTTGCCCCTGCCCCTGTTGTTGAGCATTCTGCATCGCCATAACCTTTTTCAGGAGCATAGATCGTTTGTGTGCTTGAATATGGGCGTATTTAGCTGAAAAGTCCGCTACTTTGTTGTGAATTTCTAAATGGGCGATGTCGTCGTCTATCACGTCCACCTCTACCAATTTGTTTAAATTCAAGGCTTGGTTTTCATCTTCGGCTTTCATTTCGTCAATAGTCGCCGGCAGCAAGATATCAATTTCATCTTTATCAAGCCCTGTTAACCGGCCCATTTTACGCAGTCCGTAGCGCTTATTAGAGTTCGGATCGGCCATTACAAGTCCTAAGTAATTATTCCATAGCTGCAATTTCTTCATCCTGTCTGATTCCACGATTGCTTTGCTTTCCACTTCCACGTCAGGATCAATAAAGGCCACGATATTTTCACGCGTGAATGGCCGAAATTTCGTACCCAAAGCGCCTCGGATACGCACAATTTTTTCGTCAATATCTTTTTTAAAATGCGTTTTATACAAACGATACCATTGCTGCCAAAAACGTTTTTCTGACCAGCCAAAGATCCGTGCCGATAGGGAATAACGCCGGTCCTTATTGGCGTCTACTTTATTGAGTTCACCAAGCGTCCTATCTTGCTGACTTACCATTCCTTGCGCCATATCTGGAGTAGCGGTTGCTTTCTGAGCGGCAGTATCCAACATTTTTAAAATCCAGTCGGCATCCGTGCCCACGTGTTGCCGCTGAACTGGTTCAAGGGCGTTGTTAGTCGGACCATTAACCGGAATATGCTTATTAAAACCAAAATCTAAATCAAAGCGATTATTAATTTTATTTGTGTCATACAGATACATCGGGTGCAGGTTGGACTTAATACCCCTTAAACCTAAGTTTTGGATGACACTTCGGGCCCGTGTTTTATCCTCAATAATATCCGGGACCGAAACGCCATCCCAGTCGTGGGAAATCGGGTACATTGCCCGGTCAATGATCGGAATAAATAAACTGGATAGTTCCTGGTAACGGATAATTGTTTTCTGATTGTTACCGGAGGTCACAAACACCCGTTTACCATTCCAGATAGTAAACCATTCCAGAAGCCGATATTCTTGATTATCGCCTTTAGACGGGTTAAAAGCACGTGTATCACTCAATCCTTGCGCGGCCGCCCGTAATTCTCTATTTCGGTCAACATTAGATTCTTGACTGGATGTTTTGTCGGCATCCAGCGCTTCTAGGTTGAAATAAATACCAGCATCTTCCAGTTCCTGCTTGGTCATCCGTACTTCCCTGCCGCAAAACCTCGCTCGGTTCCGCCCTTTGCGGTCACCGTTTACGGAATGGGCGCGCGGATCGCGCAAAAATGTCATTGGATCAATCACTTCCGGCATTGGCGCCTTGAGTTTCCGGTCAAATTCCATTAACAGCTGCAAACCACGGCCGAAAAAGCTGGCGTCCCAATCCCACTCGTAATCCAGTTCGTCCTTACCCATATCGGTATAGTCATATTTGGCCAGGTAATTCAGGTTTTCAGCCACATCCACATCACCTTCTTCTCTTTCCACAAAATTAACGGTAAGGGTGTCCTCATACAGAGAAGCAAGCAAGGTTTGATGTACGGTAAACAAAAGCGGATCGCCCACTGCTTCCTTATCCCGCTTTTGATTATTATAGAGTTTTAATCTTAAAGCCCATTCTTCCCACTTCGGCTTCAGATAATCGTAGGAAAGCTTGTACTCGGCTTTTACCTGCTCCAAAAGGTTAGAAAACCCGTTTTCGTCTGTACGCTTTTGTAGCTGGTTAAGTTCCTCGACTAAACCGCTGTCCAGTTT